TGATTCTTCATTAGAATAACCTCTATCTTCATAACGAGTTTGTCCAATAACACGTAATGCTTTCATCTACAAATTTACTATTATGTTAATAACCAAAACGCTCATCTTTCAGAGCATCTTTTTTACTATCAGGTTTAGTTATTTTAATAGCTCCTTTTGTAGATTTACGTTGACTAGCAGTAAGTTTCAACTTTTTAGCTTCTTTATCAGAAACAGCCATTTCTATCAAACTATCATAACCTTTACCTGTATATTTAAGCCAAGCTTTAAGCAGTTCTTCATCGCGTCTTTCAGCAGGAGATAACTTCATTAAATCATTTTCATAACGAGAAAGTCCTTTATCATCAACTTGATAAACATAATTGAAGAAATCTTCTGGAGTAGTAGAAATTTGTTTTCCATTACGTTCAATAATAACAGTTTCAGGAATACGATAACCAGCAATTTGTCGTTTATCAATACATTCTTTAACTCCATTCCAAAATTCCACAAGTTGTTTCTCTTCTTCTGCTTTAACTCGCATAGCTTCTTTAGCATTGGCTTCACGCATTTCATTATCAGCTTTCTGAAGAGCTTCAAGTTCTTCTTTAGCAACATTGAAAAGCTCATTACTATCTTTAAGATATTGAATATACTTATCAACATTACCACGACGATTAAATTCCTTAAACGCCTCACGAACAATAGCTTCTTGTTGGCTTACATTATTTTCATCTACTTCAATACCATTTCTATCGCGAAGTTCACCAAAGCCTTCAAATGAATTACCATTTGCAACATAATAATTAAGAAAATCACCAACAATAGGATAATCTTCAAATAATTTATTAACACCAGCTTGAGCAAATTCATCACGTTTTAAATCAATAACGGATTGAATATAACTTGCAACTCCTTGAGGAGTATTTTCAAAAGTAACTGCTTTACCATCTTCTGAAGTAACAGAAACACCAACAAGTTCTTGAATTGATTTAACATCAATAGTATTATCTTCTTTAGTATCTTCTACTTCAAATTCTTTAAGATAAGTAGCAACTTCATTTTTAGCTTTAAAGATATTACCTTTATCGTCAATAAGATTACCGTCTTTATCAACAGTATATTTATTATCTCCATCTTCGATAATAGTACCTTCTTCTAAACCATGTTCAGCATCAGCATCATTTGCTTTACCAGTAGGCTGACCCCCCGTGGAGGATGAAGATTGGTCATCTTTATTAGCATTAGTCTTACTATCCCCATTTCCATTACTACCACTAGTAATATCATCAATAGGATTACCATCAGCATCTAACTGTCCTGTTTTACCTGTATCAAGGTCTGTAATGTCCTCAGTAGGTTTTCCATCTCCATTAGATGTTTCACCATTAAAACCAAAACTATCAAAACTAGGCATAACTCTTTGTTTTTAATTAATTACTATACCACAAATATAAACTATAATAATAATATGAGTTTTACTTATATCGTTAAAATATGTTCACCTTTAAGCCGAATCACCGACTAATTTACTATTGCTAACTAGTATATTTAAGTCTGATAACCTATCTTGTCGCTTTCATACGTGCTCTGCATTAATCAAAATTTATCGAAATGATTAATCTATCACGGAATAGATAAAGTGTTCAGAATAAGCTGAAAATGGTTCATTTAATGTAAAGAAAAATGAAAATGGGCTGAACCTACTTTCACAAGCAAGTCCAGCCCTATTATGAACAAAAATTATAAGTATATCATTTTATTTACTTTTACTATCATAGCGATTTTTATTCGTTTTTGCAATCTTAACTTTATCTTCGCTTTCTTTAAGTTTAACAGCTAATTCTTTTTCTTTAAGTTGTGCTTCAACTGAAGTCTTTTGAGCATCTAAACTAAGTTTACTACGTTCAATATTAAGTCTAGCATTTTCCATACGTTCTTCAGCTTGACTCTTTTCAGCATCGCTAAGACCATTATCAAAACTCATAATATTAGCATTTGCTTTCATAGCCTCAATTTGACCATCAAGATATTTTTCAACTCTAATAGTTTCTCTATCTTGTTCTGCTTTTCTATCAATCTTAGCAAGTTCAAATTCTTGACGAAGTTGTTCTGTTTGTTGAGAAACACGTTCAACATCAAGTTCATGCTCACGTTGAATATTTTGATATTTATCAATAAGTTTGCTAATTTGAGCAACATTATCTCCACGAATAGCAGCATTAGCCATATCCATATTACCATTTTGAGCAGCACTAAATGCAAGCTGTTTATATTGTTCAAGTTTCTCACGTTCTTTAACAGAAGTTTTACAAGTAACAATATAGTTAGCAAATATATGACTATTAACATCAAGACTTAAATATCTAATATCGCCATCTTTAGTTTTATAAGAAGTATTAAGACCATCAATCCAAGCAAGTTTAGTATAATCCATTTCAGCTTGATAATCTCGTTCTCTCATTTTATCAAATATAAATTCAATAATAACAGAACCCATACTTCCACGAATAACTGCTTCATCAGTAACTCCTTTACCAGCACTATTAGCAATCTTACCATAACGTTGTGGAGTCATATCACATTCCATTTTAGCAGTCTGCTCAATCTCTTGAATAAGTTGTCCAAGTTCAGTAATATAATTATTCATTCGACTTTCAAGATAACGAACATTTTGTGCTTTAACTAAATTAGCATCATCTTCATCATCAATATAAAGTACACCATCAGCAGCCATACGATATATAGTTTCAGCAGGTTTTCTACCAAGAAGAGATTTAGCAATCATAAGAACATTCATCTTATTTTTAGCAATAGCCATTTCTCTATGATAAGAAACTATATTACGAAATACTTGATAAGGAATAACTGTATCTATAATACTAAATCTTCCAAAACCTGGAAGAAGTTCTGCAATACCATTATAAGGAAGTTTGCCATTTCTATTGTAAGCAATAGGACGAGCCTTATAAGGATATATGCTTGTAGCACGAGAACCAATTCTAACGCTCTCATAAACTTGCGGACGCCACACCCATTCAATACTAATATCACCATTAGCAGGGTTAAGCTGATAAGTTTCATCAACAATTCTTGTTGTAACAAATGCTCCATTACTATATGTAAGAATACCTTCTTTTATTTCACCTCTCCAAACAGTATGCCAAACTTCAAATAAACCATTATTAGCATCACGAGCCATTATATTAGTGTTCTTAATATGTTGCAAATCATCTTTATTAAATTTACTACATATATCACCAAAATAATACATATACTTATCCCAATTTAAAAGTGCTCTATCACTAGAAGTAGTAGCACTATATTGATAATATGTATCAAGAGCTTCACGTTCTTTTTCAGAAAGATATTCATAAAATTCATCTATAATTTGCTGTTTAGTTAGCATACGACGTTCAGCAAACATATCATAATCTTCTGCAAACATACTATCATTAGGAACAGGAAAAGCATCTCTAACACTAACAACACGTTTAATTAATTGACTACCTACAACATCTCTATATGTATAACAAGCCCCAAAAGCAACAAATTCAAAATAAGCTCTAGCATATATAGTAAAAGCATCAGTTAAATCATCAATAATATTAATTAAATCTTGACCTTGAGCACTAATATCATCAATAAAATTTTCATTAAATTCTTTAATAAAAGCTTCAATATCAACAGCTTGTTCAGGATTAAATTGCTCTGGATTATTACCTTCATTAACAAACTGCATATAACTTTCTTGTATCTTCTTAGCAACAGCTTGTTCTGCAAGCATCATAATTTGTTTACCAAGTTCAGCATCTCTAGCAAATACAACTTCTGGATTATTAGCTCCAACAATAAAATCATGTGGATTTTTGATATATTCACCAATATATCTTCTAATAATACCTTTCATCATATCATAGTTACGCATAGTAGCTGGAAAACGAGTAAGATTTTCATCTTTCTCATTATAAGGATTAAGAGTTTTTCTATAATATTCTCTAGGAATATTACCAAGAAGAATATTAAACTTTTCTTCTACATTAAAATCAGCTTTACAAGCAATGCCAGCTTCTATAACATAATCACAGCATTTAGCATACCAATCAACTTCTTGTTTTTCAGCATAACTAACATGCTGATTAGGGAAATCAAGTCTACCAAAATTATACATATCTTTATTTGTTTAATCTTAAAACCATTGTCTATTAAAAATATCTGTTTTATCATTCTCTTCTGTAACTTTCTTACGACTAGCAAGTTCTCGCTTACCTTTAATATCAATAGACTTCCAATATATACCTAAAAGTATAAGACTAGATATACGGTCAAAGTTACCTTCAGCATTAAACTTTTTAAGTTCAAGAATTGTTTGATAATCAAGAAATCTTTCAAAAACATAAATATCTTCTCCAAATTCATTTTTACCAATAACTTCATATAAGAACTCTTTAAGTAGACGAAGACCATCTAGTTTCTTAGGACCACTACCAATATTATAACCATAACTAGTACTAACTTTTTCTTTAACAGCAGAATCCCAAACATATAAAGGTTCATAACCTAAATATTTAGTAGCTTTCCATTTACGAAAATTAGAAACAGTTTCACCACGATTTATTTCCACAAGTCCAGTACCAATACAATTATACCATTTACATAAACGATAAAACTTTTCATCAGCTTCTTCTAGTCTTTCAGTACGTCCATAATATGCAGCACATAGTTTGGGTTTAAATCCATTACGTTCTCTAGGCATCTCAACAACAAATATACTATTATGAGAATGTCTATCAGTAATTTCTTTTTTATCTTTATCAATACCAACAGGGTCATAAACTGCAACATAAGTACCAGGAAGAATACTTCTTATAAGTCTATCATTAATATATATTTCTTCATATTCAGGAGCAAACCAAACTCTTATACATCCATGCGGATCTTCATTACCACGTCTAGGAACTCCTTGAATATAATCATAAGTTTTCATATCAGGATTTTCAATTCTTATACGAGCATTAGATTTAAAATAAATCTTTTTACTTCCATCTTCAAATAACTCACCATCAGTATAAAACTTATAACTATTATCAACTCGAAGTTTATCTTCAAATTTATTAAGAGCTTCACTACTAAATATATTTTCACTAGCACTACTAAAAGATTCAGCAGGAAATAAAGCACGTTGACCAAGATAATTAAGATATTCTGCAAAAGTCTTAGCAGTTTTTTTCTTTTCAATTCTTTCTCGTGCAGCAAGTTGAAGACCTATTCGTAAATTACTATTTCCATTTTCATCAAAACCTTTAACTCCATCTATTTCTCCTTCAAGACCCCAAGCATAAGATTTAAAAAATCCACAAACTTCATTACGAGCATCATTATCAAAAACATTTTCAAAAGCCATAAATCTAAATGCTCTAGGATTATAAAAGTTTTGTTCAAATATTTGCATATTAGCAGCAGTAGCAGTTCCCCAAGCCATAAGAGTACCAGTAGTACGAGTACCAACAGTCATTGTAGGTTCAGTCACATTCATAAACTCATCAAAATTCTGCATTGTAGATAACTCTTCAACTTTAATAGTAACAGCATCTTTACCAATAGCACAGTCTGGATTATTATTAGCACTAACACTTAAAAGAGAACTAGACCAACTATCATCAGCTTCAACTCCATTTTTCATACGATAACCAAGTTTAAAACTATCAGTAGTAGGACTAAATATTCCTCTTTTAAATGGAGTCTTTTCTTCAAAGAACTTTAAATTATTAACAGCAAAATCACTTAAACCTCCTTGTTTAATTAAATACTTATTATCAGCCGCAACATGAATAACAACTTTATGCTTAGATAAGTTAACTTCATTAGAACTATCAGCAGCCATAATATAAGAAAAACCTCCACGTCGAGTTTTATCAATAATAAGATGTAAACCATTACGTCTACAAAATTCTATAATTTGCCAAGTCCAAAATTGAGCATCAATAAAACTAGGAAAACTATAAATCTTTTTAGCAGTAGCTCCATGTTCAGTAACAATAACAGATGATTCATCTGTACGTTCCATACGAGTATAATTAAGAAAATTATAATGACCACCTGTTATCCAAACATCTTCTATGCTTCCATCTGGATTTTGCCAACAAGGAGCAGAAAAACCATTACGTCGTCTATCACATTCTCTACGTCTAAATTGTCTATGAGGAATACTATCAACTTTAAATTGTGTATATCTACCTGTGGCTTGATATGTTCTAGCAGCTTCATTAAAAAGTTCAGTATTAACAAATTTGCCAGGTCTAATATTTAAAAGAAAACCACCACTATCTCCAATTAAAAAGTTATTATGAGGGTCATACCATCCACAATCACTAGCTTTCTTATACTTTTTCTCTTTATCAGGTTCTTCAATGTATTCTAGAAAAGGATATTTACCATCAGCCATAATATTTTATTTAACTAGTAAACAAACAATAAAAGCGATAGCGCAAACAGCACCACCGCTTACCAAATATCTATTATTACGTTTAATACGTTCAATAGATTTATTTAAATTATCATTTGTTTTATTACTATTATTAAGATTATATTGTAAAGTTTCAACTTCTTTATGAAGAGCATTATATTTAATCTTATGAAGATTAATTATACTGTCTTGTTCATTAATAATATCTTTATAAAGCTTAGCTTTAATAATTTTAGTATTAGCAACCTTAATCATATTAATAGGAACAAGAACAGTTGTATCAGTAGTGTTGACCCCCCGTGGAGGATGCACTATGTTATCAATCTCACTCTGACACCAACTTCTTGAATAACTCCCAAGTAGCACTGTCATTAAGACTAATAACTTTATCTTCAATATCTTTCTCATGTTCTTTTAATTTATAAACTATACTTTCTCTTTCAGTTATAACTAACTGTATAGAATCAATCCGAACATGATTAATAGCAGTGTCACTTTTATTATATGAATTGGCTTCTACACTAAATCGACTTATTGATAAATACAAAGTTAAACACAAATTGATAATCGCTATTATAAATATCGCTATTAATATCTTCTTCATGACTCTATACAGTATTAAGTTAATCTTTTATTTCGATAAGTTTATTAAGTAAATCAAGATTCCATCTACCAGTTTCTTTAAGACCAAGAACTCTTTGAGCCATCTTGATAGCTGCAACTTGACCACAATTCACATTAGTATCAAATAGTTGTTCAGCAACTCTCTGACTATTAAAATCATCAAGTTCAAATACATCCCAATAACCTATTTTATACTTTTCCCAAACAAGTTTCTGAAGCTGAACATCATTATCAAGTTTAGACTTAAATTCTTTACTACCAACAGTATAATGTTTCTTATAAGAATCAATCATAGTCCAACCTTGCCAAGTAGGATTATATTTACGACTGATACCTCTATAAGTTTCTCCACCAGCATCATCTTTATCGTTTACATAACCACCTTCTTTAATAGATAGTTTTTTAAAAGCATCTCCAAAGTAAGCCATAATTTAATTTATATAAGGATTAGTACAATATCTAAAACAATCAACAGCGTCATAATATTCATCTTCATCAAATTCTTTAATTGTAACCCAAAACCAAAGAACTTTAATTTGAACTTTATAAATCACAAATTCAAAGTCATCACCAATATGATGTTCATCGCCAATTAATCTTATATTTTTTCTACGATTAATAATATACATAATATTTTATTCTTCAAGAGTTCTACGAATCCATGAACGTAAAAATTTGATATTATTTCCTTTGCCAGCAATATCATTATAATATCTAATACGTTCAAGTTTATATTTAGCTACAAAATAATCAGCACTAATAGTAGTATCAGATTTATAAGCGTTAAGAGAATCTTGAGTTCTACGAAGTAATTCTTTAGTTAGAACTAATTCATTAACCGCAGTAGAATCAGTAACAGGAACATAACGAATTTCAGGAACTGGAGTAATACGTTTAGTGCATCCACTAGATAAACAAACAGCAAATATAACTAAAACAATAAAACCAATAATTACTCCAATTAAATTATCTTTATTTAGTTTCATATAGCAAGTTTAAATTGAGTTTGAACACCACTAGCTTTAATTTGTAATTCTCTATCTTTAAGAACTTTATTAATATCATCACGTAGATAATTCATAGTAAAGAACTTAGTAGTTTCAACAGGATTTTCTTTAATATGATAAAGACCATCAGAAAACCTTTTTGGCATACCATATTCATTAAGTTCAAAATCACTATCAATATGACATAACCAAATACCTTTAATAGTTAAACCAAGTATATATTCAACAGCAAAAGCATACATACTAAGCTGAAGATTATATATAGCACCATTACAATTAGGAAGATGATTAAGAGGAGCTAAAAGTCGTTCATCTTTATCAACCCAAACATTAGTTTGTTGTGCAGGTTTAACTGTTTTATCTTTCTTATAATAACCACTACTAAATTTTAATCCACCACGATTAGTTTTCCAATCACCTACAACAGCACAATTAGTATCTTCATTAACTAGAAGAATATCAATAGTTCCACTAATTAACCAATCTATAAGAAACATACCAATTTCACTATAAATCTTATATCCTCTTTCAGTGTACATTTTAAACGCATCATAAATAAGAGGATAACGATTATCTGTAAGTTCAATAAAATCTTTAAGATTAAGAAGTTTATAATTAGCACCAAAATTTGGAATATCAGCAATAGTAACCATTACACCATCTTCACGTTTATCAAGATAATTAATAGCTTGTTGAAACATAGATGCTCCTTTAACACCATCTTCAAGACCGTTATGAGTATTAGTTCCACGTTCACAAGCTTCTTTAGTAATAGTTGACCATTGTTCTTCTAGTTTCTTCTCACTTATTCCTAGTTCTTTAGACTTCTTTCTCAACCAATAGTTCTTATCGAACTTTGGAGCATAATTATGAAGGATAGTAGTAGTTGAAATATAATCATTACCTAGACTATCATTATATTTATGTTCTTCTTCATGAAAAATAAGTCTAATATCATTATATCTTTTATCTCTAAGTTCCATATTATTAATACCATTAAGTTCAACACTAGTTTGGACCCGCTTCGGCACTACGTGCCTACGCTAGACTCCCCGTAGAGGATGGAGTGGATTAGCATCAGCTTATTCTTCAATCATACTACTAGTAATTTCAACTCCACCTCTACCAGCAACATTCTCTTGTTCATACAGAAGATTTTCTTCAGCTACATTAAGAGCTTTAATCGTATTTGGAAACTGATTAGCTAAATCATTAATTTGTTTCATATAACCAATAACAACTGGAACATCTTCAAGACTAGCACCATCAGATAATTTGTCATTCAACAACTCATTTAGTTTGCTAGCAGCTAAAGCAACATTATGAATACCGCGTTTAATATTAAGAACAGCTTCCATACCAGCTCCAGCTTTTTGGTTATAATATCGTTTAATAAGTTTCCAAACAAGAACATCAGGTTGATAATTTTTAGGTAAATCAAAATTTTCAATAGCTTTCTTAAGAGCTTCTTTTTCACTAAGACCTTCTTGTAGACATGGGCCTTTAGGGTCACCAAGATAATAAATAACTCCAACTTCCTTAATATATCTTTCTTTATTAGGAGATTTATCTCTAGTATAAAGAAGACTAACATCTCTATCAAGAAGTTGTTTAAGTGTAGGAGCTTTTGGCATACCAGTTTCATCTATGGTCAGCATCCAATCCAATTCCAAACCGTTCATATATTTCTTCTACTTCTTCATCAAATTCAATAATTTCAAGTTGACTTATAGCATATAGCCAAAGATTGGCATAAATAATACTATGCTTTTTACTTAGTTTAACCCAAGTAGGAAGAAGTTTCTTTTTAAACTTACGTTCATTCTTAATATTTTCTTCTTCTTCATAATGTTTTTGCTTTTCCTCTTCCATAACTTTAGCAGTATATTCTTTATACTCTTCTTTAGTCATAGTTTTTCTAGCTTCTTTAAAATCTTTATAATGACTAATAAGCTTAGAACGATACCAATTCTTTTGAATAGTACCAATATGAGGAATAGCAACACATTTATCTTTTCGTATATTAATACTAGCTTCTTTTTCAAGACTTTCAATAATAGATTTACAAAGTATTCTATCATCACCTTGAAATCCAATATCATCTAATATATTATTTATATCTTTATAAATAAGAATATAATCATCGTCAAAATCTTCTTGAGAACTAGTATTAGCTATATTAAAACTAGTATTAGTCTTAAAATCCATAATTGAAAGTTTAAGAACTCTTCTTAGATTACTACTATAAACAAGAACACAAGTACCTATAATTTTAAATTATACATAAGTAGTTCTAAGAAGAGTTCGATTATTTAGACGAAATGGCTAATTAGCTTTTTCAGCAGAATGATAAACAAAAGGATTAATAGCTTTATGTTTATCAGTAATAGCAGCTCTTAAATCGTTAATAGCTATAACTTTAAATTCAACAAACCAAACTTTCTGTCCTTTTTTATATCCTTGATTTTGTCCAAAAGTACCAACAGTAATAAAACGAGTTAGTTCAGTATCATTAGTAATATACTTATTAACAAATTGAGGACTAAGAACATTATGTTTAAGATAAAGATGATATCCACGTTCAAGAGTAGAACGGTCAATAATAATCTTATCCATTTGGTTCATACCAATAAGTTCAGCATCTTCTTTACTAATTTTAGCAATAATTGGCATAACCTCAACTGTATTAACTTTATTATTAATAATACCAAACAAACTTTCATTTTGGCAAAGAGCAACAACACAATAGTGTTTAGCAACAACTACATTAGTAAGAACAGCGTCAAGTGCTTCACTTGTTATTTCGCTAATGTCAGTAGGTATTTGAATACCAAAATCTTTAAATTTACTTTCAACTTTAATCATAACACTAAATTATTTAGTTTTAATAATACTATCAATACCAATATTTCCAAGTTTAAGTTTACTAGGAACTTTAACTTCTTTTTTATTCCTTTCACCACTATGAAATTCTCTAGTGTATTTAGGTTTAGTTTCACTTTTATCTTTACCCATAACTTAATTGTTTTTAGCAAATGTAAGAGTTTAGATGAATCTACCAAGAGAAAAACTATTTTTAACATTTACATCATAGAGGATTATATGATTATAAATATGCAAGTCATACTCCCCGTGGAGGATGGAGATAAGCTAGACTTAATCATATTAGTATTGATAATATTAATAGAGATATTAATAATGATTATAGTATTGATTAACTTGATATGATTGATACTGATTATATCCATCCTCTAAGGGGAGTCTAGCGGAGAGCGAAGCTCGGAGCGGGTCATAACGAATCTATTAATGCTGATTATATTAATATTATATATATCTATATAGATACTATTGCTAACTTATAATTATTTGATTATCAATAAGTTACAATATATAACTTGTTCCATCCATGGAACACATTTCGCTATTTATTTGCTATATTTGTTCCATGGGTGGAACACATTTCGCTATTTCCTAGAGTAATATATTTTTATGTTGAACTTAATACTATTATTGTTATGACTTTTAAAGAAGATTTTAAACCTAGTAAAGTTTATAATAAACTTGTTAATGATGTTTGTTATAATGCTGATTGTTTAGAAGAATTTGAAAAACAAAGACTTGTTGTTGCTAATCCTTTTAGTTATAATAAAAGTACCAGAACTGGTATAGTTGCTGAATTTGATAATGGTTATCATCTTAGTAAAGAAGTTGGCATTAAACGTAATTTTGTTACTATTGGTATGAGAGTTTGGGATATAATAAGAAAAAATAGATATGCTGTTATTATTTCTTTTATTGGTTATATTGCTGAAAATATTAAATTTAATAGTAATGTTATTTATATTTCTCATGATTTAATTAAAGGTTATGGTTTAGTTAAACCTAATCGTAGAGATTATTATAATGCCATTGCTTATCTTGAAGATGAAAATATTATTAAAAGAACTAATTTACAAAATATTTATGTTGTTAATCCTATTTATATATTTAGAGGTGATGTTAACAAACTTATTAATATTATTAATGAAGCTAAATTAATAAAAACTTTTGATGATAAAGATAGACTTATAGTTGATAAATTTGTTTTATTTAAAAATGATACTGATAAAGGTATTGTAATTGCGAATAAAGATTTGTATGCAACTGAAGTTGTAGATATTGGTGAGGACTGAATTAAATATAATGGTAATTATGATAATAAGAATAATGACAAAATATAATAATAGTGGAGATAAAGATAGTGATAGAAATAGAGTGTATTTGTGTTTTGATAATGATGTTGAAAATGATGAAGTTAATAGTAAAGATGATGGTGAAAATAAAGGTGAAAATGAGAGTGAAAATTAAGTTTATTAGTGTTTTGATGAGGCTAGTGAGTAGAACCCCCGGTCATGTTAAACTTGATTGACTACCCCCGTCAAATTCTAGGAGAAAGTAAAGTTCTCACTCTCATTATCAACATTAAATATTTTGAGATTATTCATCTCATTACATTACTAACTATTAACACTAATCATTATGAGAACAAACAAACCATTGTTGTTAGTTGCTATCATACTGATGATACCAGCTATCATACTAGCATTGAAGATAGAACCAACTAGTGATGAACAGATTACTGCTGTTGTGTTTGGAATACTATCGGCTATTGTTAGTTATCTTAGTAGAGATTAATCTCTACTAGATGATGCTGCTCATTATCAACATTAAATACTTTGCAGTTGAATCGAAACAACTGTCAGTAATGCTACTGATTAGCGTAATTAAATTCTTAATAGTTATGCCAGACGTAAAAGATTTAGCTCAAGCTGCACAAGGTGCTGCTGCTCCTGAGAATGTTAACGTAGTTGAAAAAACTGCTAGTGTTAACCAACCTGTTCAACCTACTGTTGATACAGATAACCAAAGTTCTACGCAAGTGGAAACCATTGATGATGTTGTTAAACGCATCTGTACTGATGGTCATAGTTATGTAATGACTACTGTCATTACTAATATTGATTGTCAAGAACGTACAGGTCGTAATGGCAATTCTTATTTCAATGCGTTTGTTACTATTGCTAGTCCTGTCAAAGGTGCTCAAAGTATGCCTGATGGTACACATCGAATGGGTATGCTTGGAGCTATTCAGATGCCATTCAATCAGATACTGCTTGTAATGCGCAAAGACAAGTTCTACGGTAGATTTGTCAACTATATTGGCGAAGCTGCTGAAGCCGGTTTTGCTAGTATGTATCTGACTGGTGTTGCTGTCAAAGTTCTTTGTCAGTTTGTACCTGCTGGTGTACAAGACCGTAATCCATTTACTCGTAAAGACAATCTTTACAATGTTGTGGATTATGACCGATATGTATATCATATTGTAGGTATCGAACAACCTACTGACCCTGTTCTTGTTGGTGCATATAATGTACTTATCAAGCAGATTATGGACGATGCTCGTGCTGTCATTGCTGCAAAGCGTGAGGCTAAAGCTAAAGCAGCTAGTTTTGTTGCTACTGCAATAAACGATGACGATATGCCATTCTAATGAACATGGCGCTACTAACCTTCGGGTTGGTAGCGTTTGTGTTATCAACAATAGTTTTGTTGATGCTGTCGCTAGTGTTCGACATGGAAATGCTCATTATCGACATTAAATAGATTGCAGCAAACGAACTTAACAGTCTGATAAGACTTATCAATCAAGACCTAGCTGCAAGGTCTGATAAGTCTTGTCCTAATATTAAACATTATGAAAGTACATCGTATTATTGCTATTATTGAAGTTGAGAATGATAATTCTATAACTTCTGTTGAAGTTACTAATCTTCATCCTACTAATAACGATATTCCTCTTGCTGTTACCAATATAACCACTAATGGTAGTGCGAAGGATATAGAACAGGTATATTATAGTATTAGTAAACGTAGATTAGCTATTGCTGATAAACTAAAAAGTATCGCTCGCTCTATTAATGATGGTCTTGATGATTATGAATGTGATGAAATTACTGATGATAATACTATTAATGAAATTAATGATGATGGTTTAATATAACTGTCAAAATTTATTCTTAGCTATATATAGCCTGTTATATATATATACTGGTAAGTATATATATATATATATAACAGGCTAGATATAGCTATAAAATTGTAATTATTTTTGCTGATTCATGTCATTAAGACTAGTTATGTTAGTGAACTTACAACAACTCATCTTGTGAAACAAGATGATGTTGGTATGACTGTCGTGGTGGGTATTGATACTGATATTGGTTATGGAGATTTACTCTCATAACAAAAAGTTATAGAGATGAAGTTAGAGGTGACGAGAGGTATTGAATGTGGAGAAAGAGTAAGTGGAGATGAAAGTGGACATTGTAGAGTTTGTGGAGAATGAGATGGTGGAGTTGAATGTGGTTCAAATAGGGTCAAATTGAGGTTGAATGTGGAAATGAGAATGGTTATGGGAGTGGTGAATGTGGAGATGAGGGTGGAGATGGTCATGCTAAAGGGACTAGTCCTGCTGGTATTCTTCCTCCTCCTCTTCCTCCTTCTCCACATCCTATTCCTAATCAATCTAAACTTATTGTTCCAACTCCCTTTCTTTCTCTCCTATAACTTCTCGTTATAACTCCATAACTTTTCATTATAACCACTATAACTATTAGTTATACTATCATCTTCTCAATCTCATTCATTATAACCTTTGGTTATACTATCATCATCAACATTAGTTCTGACATCAGCTTTAGCTCTAGTTTCGTCATGAACTTTATCGTTAAGCCCAGTATTAAGACTAGCTCTAACAGTATTATCAAGTCTAATAAGACTTCTAGTCATAATGACTAATAGCATTAGTTCTAGTTAATAATAGCACTATTAATATTATCAGTATTATAATGACTATTAATACTAGTCATGCTAATATTACTGGTGATATTACTAATGATATTCTTAATATTCTTGATATTACTGATTCTCTTTATACTAATGATACTCTTGATACTATTGATATTTATTATACTCATGGTAAGTTAATTCCTATTGCTATAACTATTTTAGTTATTTTAATATAGCTATTGATTATTAGTTAGAATTATAGTATAAATAAATTATAATATATTTGGAGTATTATATTTAATTGTTATATTTGTCGTGTTGTTCAGTAGAGTAATATTGCTACTGATAATAATATTAATCTTAAACTTATAAGTGTTATGGTAAATTTTGATAATGTTACTAGTAATGTTCAATCTAAGCCTAGAAAGAAAACTATGGCTGAAAGTTTAGAAGAAGCTAAACAAGAGGGTAAACTTGTTGTTCCTGAAGAAGATATACAAGTTAATGCTGTTGTTAGTAGTGAAACTGTTCAACCTAAAAATAAAGCTAGGAAGAAGAAACAAAGTAAAGTTCGTAAACAGGAAGAACAAACTACTGCTGTTAGTCAAGCTAATGAAGATAATGACTTTAAAGATGCTAAGACTGATAAACGTGGTGTTCCTGTTGGAATTAATGTTCCTCAACATATTCTTGATGTAGTTTGTATTGTTAAATTCAATGCTGCATTTAGACGTCATACTTCTCTTAATATTCTTCATACTCTTGAAGATGATGGAAGAATATATAATGCTAAAGGTGCTTATGTTGACTTTTTATGGAATAAGTTTAGAGTTACTGCTGATGGTGGTCTTCGTAGAGAATATAGATATACAGATGATTTATTTATTGATGCTTTAGTTAAAGCTCATGCTGATGTTGCTAGTGATAGCCAGCGAGTTATTGGTATTATGATTGATACTGAAACTGAACTTCATAAAAAGAATAAAGATTCTGAAGCTAGTTAAGTTTATAGTGTAGACTCCCCGTAGAGGATGAGATAGTGCTGTTGAGCTTATTAAAGCTAATTCTCATTTGCCTGTCATTTTCTACAGTTTTTGTCATTTTCTACATTTTGTTTATTGGGTTTGTTATAGTTAATAATGTTGATGATAATCATTCTCTACTCGGAGTTTATTTTATATATAAATATATGGAAAGAACTGATATTTATTTTGTTGAAGATGATACATATTTCAATAATAATGTTGAAGGTGTTGAAATTCATGCGGAATGTCTAAGTCAAGATTTTGATGATATTGAATGGGAACCAGTTGTTGATGATACTCCTACTGTTGACCCTGAAAATGATGTTTTTGGTTATTATGATTAAATAAATAAAATTATGGAAAATATTAATATTAAAGTTATTCTTGATGAAGTTTTTGGTAAATCTTGTGATAGTATTACTTATGATACCTGTAAATATAAAGAAGATTGCGAACTTATTAATAAATTCATTAATGATATTAAAGATAAAGGTTTATCTCCAGACCAATATGTTAGAGGTTTAGCTTTATTTGTATATGTTCTTAAAGAACAAAAATATATTAATGATTTTGGTAAAACTCAAGAAGATATTATTAAACGTGTTACTAAAGATGGATTTGAAGTTGATTGGCTTATTAATCGCTGGGATAGTATAATTGAAGATAAAGATATTTTTAAACCTATTATTGCTGTTTTTCCTAAATATGCTAAAGATATGATTATTAATATTGTTAATGCTAATACTGAAATTAATCATTTTATAGCTCAACATATTATTGATACTTCTAATGTAGAATATAAGGAAATTATTAAAATGGTTAATCAATCTGTTGATAATAATAAACAAGATAATAAGTTTAAGAATATTAGTGATGATGAAATTTATGCTGAAATTAAACGTAGAAAAGCAAATAAATCTGCTAAATAATCTCACATAAGTTTTTGATTGTATTTCTAACACTATTGTCTGTGAAGATAATAGTGTTATTTCACTTGCTGATGATGGAGGAATTGAACTCCGAAACTATGATATTGTTATTATCCGTTTTAATTTCTAATTGTAACTTTTGTAATAGTACGGTCTGTGAAGATAGTGCTATTAATATTTATCATAGTCCAAGTGTTATATGTCATATTAATTTATTTTAATTTTTGGTATTAATAATGTCGTTATTACTGATTGTGAAATTAGTAATATTGTTCGTGTCAAACATTTCGTTTATATGATTTCGTATTTGTAGTTTTGCCTAGTATTGTCTGTGAAGATAGTGCTAGGCTTTTTAGTATGTATATTATTAACTTTAAATATATAATTAAAATGGATAATTTTGATTCTTTTATTTTTGATGGTCTATTAGATAGATACATTGAAGAACAAGCTAAGTTTGAAAAAGGACAGGTAGTATATATGGAATATACTTATCAATATCATAATCAAACTAAACTTGGTGTTTGCGTTGGTATTGTGACTGAAGTTGGAATTACTAAAGTTGAACGTACAGTAGGTAATAATAAATACATTGATTATCCTATTGTATATACTGTAGCTCATGCTAAAGGTGTTAGTCGTTGTGTTAGTGAATGTAAACTTGGTTCTGTTGCTGAACATATTCTTAAAGAACGTCTTAAACGTGATGGTAAGAATAATGAGCCGGCTACAAATGACTAGCTATTTATGTTGATGATACATTCGTAGATATGATTCTTTTGCTCTCTGTTGAATTTTCATATATAATCTGATTAATCTATCACGATTAATATTGAGTTCAATACAGGGCAAAAGAACTAGCTAATAAATGTTAAACTAAAAATTTAATACAGTTTTATTATGAATTATGTTGCTTATAAGAATATTGATGGTACTATTACATCTGGATTTAAAGTTAAACTTTATGATATAGTTACTTTGAATACTGGCTATTGGAAAGATAAACTTGCTATTGTTCTATATATTAATGAAGATAGAAAACAAATTAAAGTTCGTATTATTGAATGTGGAATGGATTTAACTCTTAAAGTTAAAGATGTTCAATTTGTTAATCATAATAATAGAACTGCTGCTCGTTCTTATATTGATTTATGTAATAAACTATCTAAAGCTTTTCGTGATAAATATACTGATAAACAATATATAAAAGATAATTGGTTTATTGATGTATTTATGATTAATGATATAACAGCCGATACTCTTGCTAAAGCCACAGGACAATATATTACTAACAATAATGATAAGTATTCGGTTAGTGCTATTTTGTGGCTTACCGAGATTAAAGATTATATAGATGCTTTACTTAAATATGGTGATTTTGATTTTGTTGCTAAAGCATTTAAAATCTATAATATTACTGATACTAGATTTGAACTCATTCGTAAACTTTATCATTATTTCTATGATTGAAAATGTTTCTCATTTTATACTTGATATGATATTTGGTTTATCTGTATATCTTTTTATAAGAATTACCATTGTTAGTAAAAAACTAGATAGACTTATTAGAGATATTAATGATACTCAAAATTGGATTAGAAAGATTCAAATTGATATTTGCGATATTAATAAACAATGGGAAGTTAAAAGAGATAGAGATAGAAATAGACTAAGTACCATTGAAGATAGAATTGGTAAACTTGCTAGTGATTTTAATGATATTATTAGAAAGAAAGTTTAATGACTAGCTTGCTTCCATCCTCTACGGGGGGTCGCCACGGAGCGTAGCGTAGTGGCTCTACTAATCTTAATGTTATTAATTTAAATACTATTGATATGAGTGAAAGTATTGATTTGATATTACTTATTGCTATTTGTATTGTTATGTTAGCTATTCATATTATTGCATATGCTCATATACATTTTGGAGAAAATGGTGATGAACAAATAAGTTTGGCTATTGTAAGAGATATTATTGTTGTTATAATTTATCTTTTTCTTAAATATATAATTATTAATCTTTAAAAACGTAAAATACTTATGAAAAAGTATGATGAAGTTTCTATTGTTCGTCAACTTAATAATGTTGATGCTGTTATTGGAATCAATCCTGCTAGTAAAGTTATTAAAGTAGCTAAAAATAGCGCTATTGGTAATGGAACTAGTGGTAAGATTGATTTTCTTTCTCATTATTGTGGTTATCATGTTGAGATTGTTGATGTTATTCAACAACAAAAAGAACGTGATGAAGAAATTGCTGCTAAGAAAGCTGCTAAAAAGGCTGCTCGTAAAGCTAAATTTGCAGAGGATAATACTTTTAAAGGTATTACTCGTGCTGTTGATAAACGTATGCGTACTATTAAAAGAAAGTAGTATGTTATGGTTAGCTTTAAATTCTCATTTGGAGTTGTAGGTAAATCCAAAGAGAAAGGAATAGTTAATAAATATGTTATTATAGTTGCTAAATGTGAAGGTATTATTAGATATATTGATGGTACTTATAAAGTGGAATATAATGGTAAACTATATAGCATTACAGGTGAAAGTTACAGAACTAAAGGAAAGAAAGTTATTTATGCTCGTCGATTAGATAAGTATAATCATAGAATTAAAATTATAAGAGATAGTGAAAATAGAAAAACTGTTGATACTAGATTTTATATTCCTTTTGCTGCTGGACTTATAGCTAAAGGTAAAATTGTTAAAATGCCTTTTGCTAAGGAATTGTTTCATATTACTACGTGTTATAATCGTGGCGATAGTGAATCTACTATTTTAGCTTTTCAAGAATGGAAAGAATATGAAGATAAAGTTAAAAATAATCTTATTGATGTAAACAACGAATTATAATGATTGGTAATCTTAATATTGCTAATAGTAATAGAAAAGATATTAACATTAAGTTTACTAAAGACCAAGAAATAGCTGTGCATGAACTTATTGAGTTTCTTGCACAGCCTTGGGATGATAAGAAATTTATTAATGCTCTTTGTGGTGCTGGAGGAACAGGTAAGACATTTGTTATTAAATATGTTATTAATAATTGTAAATGGTCTGGTGGCGTTATAGGTTGTGCTGCTCCTACACATAAAGCTTGTAGAGTTCTTAGTAATTCTATTGGTGGAAAAGAGGTTAATACTATTCAATCATTATTTGGTTTTAGACTTGATGTTAATATTGAAAATTTTGATCCTGAAAATCCTGCTTTTAATCCTGTTGGAAGAGATAAACTAGACGGACTTAAAGTTTTAATTATTGATGAAGCTTCTATGCTTAATGCTAAACTTGTTAAGTATATTAGTAATAAATGTAAGAAACTTCAGATTAAAGTTATAATGCTTGGTGATTCTAGTCAGCTTCCTCCTGTTAATGAAAAAACTAGTCAAGCTTTTCTTATTGCTAGTAATACTTATTATCTTAAAGAAGTTGTACGACAAGGAGATAATAATCCTATTAGTAAACTTCTTAAACTTCTTCGAGAAGATATAGATAGTAAAAATGGATGGAAATTTCTTGATTATATATCTAAAAACAGACAAGATTATAATGAAGAAACTAAAGGATTTTATGTTTGTGGTCAAACTGAATTTTCTGATTTAATTGATACTTGTTTTAATGATGAAGAATATACTAAAGATATAGATTTGTATCGTATTATAGCTTATACTAATAATCGTGTTGCACAATGGAATAACCATGTTAGACATATGATTATTAAAGATGCTGATAAAAGTCTTATTACTCGTAACGATTTAATAATGAGTTATACTACTGTTGTTAATGTTTTTAATGATATTATTATAAACAATAGTGAAGAATATATTGTTAAAGATATTGTTGATACAGTTGATAATGATTATGAGTTTAAAGGATTTCTTATTAAGTTTCAAGCTATTCATGGTGGAAGTGTAACTCAACCTCTATTTGTTATTGACCATTATGATAACTATACGTTTCAAATGTATTATAAGAAGTTGACTAGTCTTATTGATGATGCTAAAAAAGCTAGTAATTCTGAACGTGGAAGTAAATGGAAACAATACTTTGATTTTAAACGTAAATATCTTCTTGCTTCTAATATTACGAATAGTTATGGCAAGATTTTATTTAGTAGAGATTTAGACTATGGTTTTGCAATTACTTCTCATAGAGCGCAAGGTTCTACTTATCGAAATGTATTTGTAGATATTAATGATATGATTTATGATAAATATGGTCATCCTTATACTAATAGAGATGAAATGCTTCGTAGATTATATGTTGCTTGTTCTCGTGCTAGTAATCAATTAGTGTTATCTTATGGCAAGTAAAACTGTGGATGAATATCCTGATTGTGCTAGATGTCCAAATCGTATATTTAATACAGGTAGATATATACAAGGTGGTAGAGGAAGTATTCATGGAGATATTGTTTTCCTATTTCCTAGAGGTGATAGAGCTTATTGTGATGATTATCAATTATTCACTGATATTGGTAATCTTTACGATGAATACTCTGGACGAAATAATACCGAAGATGTTTATATGACTTATAGTGTTAAATGTGCTTGTTCTAATAATTATAATACTTATCTTACTGCTGTTGATAAATGTCGTAATATTCTATGGAAAGAATTAGCTAGAATTAATTATAAATATTTATTTATATTTGGCGATGCTTATCGTAGTATAAGTAAAGTTGAACTTCCTAGATTTATGGCTACTGGTGGTAAATATATATTTAATAATTATTCTCCTCTTATTAAATTTAAAGATGATAATCTTTATCATGTATTTAAACAGCGTTTTGCTGATGATATTAATTGGGTTAATGAAAATAGAAATAATTATGGTATAAACTTTATAAATGATTAATTGTATAGCTTATGATGTCGAAGTATTAAGAAACTTCTTCTCTATTACTTTTGTTAGCATTAATAGCTATCTTAAAGTTTTTAAAGATTGTGTTGATAGTAATGGAAAAGCTATTCCTTTGGTTCAAAAACTATCTGTTGAAGAAATTAAAGCTCGTCTTGAAACTGTTGAAAAATATAAATTTTATATAACAGATAAAGACGATAGTCAATTACTTTCTATGATAGGTTATATTAATAAGACTAGATGTTATAAGGATTCTAATGGAACTATTATTCGTACTGACTTGTATGGATTTAATAATTTCAATTATGATAATCTTATGATTGCTGCTTTACTTAGTTTTTATATGCGTACGAATAGTACGAAAGAACTTATTAATAAGTTATATGAAACTAGTAAAACTATTATTTCTAGTCAAGATGATAAAGATAAATTTAAAACTGATTTTTATCTTAATAGTCTTAGAAAATATAAACTACCATTTACAGGTGTTGATGTAATGCGTATATTTGCTCTTAATAAAGCAAGTGTAGTTGTAGATAGTAAAACAGGTGAACGTAAACCTGTTCCTAAAGGTTTAAAGCAAACTTCTATTAATCTTCAATGGTATGAACTTCTAGAATATGAACTTCCTGACATTAATGAAAAAGAAGCTGAATTATATAATGAAATTCCTAATCTTAAAGGAATGAATATTAATCAGCTTAATAAACTAGTTGATAAATGGGATAGATTTATTCTTGACGAATATATTGAACCTATGATGTATTATAATCTTAATGATGTTTTTATTGTAGCTGAAATAGTTCGTCTTTATCCAGAAGAAATTAAATCTCGTTATGCTATTAGTAAAGCATACGATGTTGATGTTCTTAATTCTAGTCGTAGTAAAACTGCTGATATTCTTTTTGAGAAATTTTATAGTAAATTTAGTGGTCTTGCCCCTGAACAATGGAAAGGTAAGAAAACTGAAAGAACTGCTATGAGTTTTAAAAAAGTTATTTTTCCTTTTATTAAATTTAAAACTAGACCTATGCAAGATTTTCTTGATGAATGTCTTAAAACTACTATTTATAGAGTTAATAAAGATGCGTTTAGTAAAGAAGTTAAAATTGGAAATGTAACTTATACTGTTGCAACTGGAGGTTTACATAGTCAAGATAATCCTGTTGAACTTTGGAGTAGTGGAAGAGAATTATTTCCATCCTCCACGGGGGGTCAACACGATGTACTTGGCAATGATGACTATGTTTATATTCATGCTGATATTAATAGTATGTATCCTAGTATTATTGCTGCTCATAAAGTAGCTCCAGCTCATCTTGATACTAATGCTTTTTGTAATCTTATTGGTTGGCTTAAAAATAAAAGAGTTGAAGTTAAACACAGCGATGAAGATACTGTTGACGGAATTGATAGAGATACTTTAGCTTTAGTTTTAAAGATTGTTATTAATTCTGTTTATGGTAAACTTGGATTTGAAAATGGTAATCTTTATGATAGATTAGCTGTACTTAAAACTACTATTAATGGGCAGTTAATGATGCTAATGTTGGTTGAGGAATTAGAGTTACACAATATTCATGTGTTAAGTGCTAATACAGATGGTATTGTTATTAAACTTTATAAACGAGATATTGATATTTATAATCGTATTAAAGATGATTGGGAACAAACTACTAAACTTAAGTTTGATACTGATTATTATCATTGTCTTGTTAGTAGAGATATAAATAATTATCTTAGCCAATTTAGAGTTATTAAAAATGGTGTTCATAAACTTAAGCTTGAATCTAAAGGTGCTCTTAATCCTATGATGTATTCTCTAGATTTAACTAAAGGTTATTCTATGCCTATTGTTGCTCAAGCTATTGAAAACTATTTTCTTAAGAATAAACCTGTAATGGATACTCTTCAAGAAGCTACTAATATTCTTGACTTTTGTCTTACTCAAAATGTTGGTAGACAATTTCATGTAGAAGAAACTAAGATTGAAAATGGACAAGTTACTCATGTTATTTGTCAAAGATATGTTAGGTTTTATGTTTCTAATAGAGGTTATATTATTGAGAAAGTTCATAATGATAACGGTTCTCGTAGTAGAATGGCGGCTGGTTCTGTTGTAACGGTTATTAATAGTCTTGATGATAAAGATATTTCTCTTAGAGATATTAATTTTAAATTTTATTATCAAGAAGCTATGAAAGTTATTAATCCTATCAAACTTAAGATTTCTCCTAAAGGTAAAGGTAAAAGTAAAATTAAAAAATATAGTGGTATGTATAATCCTATTTTTAATGAAGATGATTTTGGATGAGAAATATAGTTGAAGAAACTTATGATAAACTAATTAACAAATGGGGTTCTAAAGAATATAAAGGTATTGGAACTATTAATTGTGTTCCTCCTATTGATTATTGTGAAATTATAAGTAGAATTATTAGTCTTATGCGAAATAAGAATGATAATATTAAAATACTTATTGTTACAGATAATTGGAAAAGAAGAACTGAAATTGTTGATAGTCTTAAAAATCATAATATAAATATAGATACTATTAATATTCTTACTCATACTTATGTTAATAGTAGATATAATTATAGTTATGATATTTCTATTGTTGTTGGAGTTAACGAATGGAATTTATCTTGTAATACAGTTTTTAATCATGCTAGATTTAAACTTATGATTCTAACTGAAAAAACTATTGATACTTCTAAGTTAACTAAGATTTATAATAATATTCCACCTATTAATAATATTCTAAATTCTAGTGGTATGCGAGCCATACTCCCCGTAGAGGAACATAGAGAGCCAATTCTATTTGTTAATCAAGATGATATTGCTAATTACGATAAATATACTGAATTTATTACTCAGACTATTCAAGTATTTGGTAATCTTGATAATATTAAATGTGCTCGAAATGGTACTCAAGATGGACGTAGTGCTATGCAGTATATTACAGAAATAGCTGAATATAATGGATGGAGTGCTGATATGGATATGACTAATCCTTTTAGTAAACAAATTGATGAATGTTATAATCCTCTTGTTCTTGCTGAACGAGTTAAGACTTTTTATAATATTGTTCGTGAACGTATGCTTATATGTTCTGATAACGTTTGTAAGCTAGAAAGAATAGTTGAAATTATTAAAGATAATCCTGATAAACGATTTCTTATTATTAGCAAGAGAGGTGAATATGCTGCTACTGTAACTAAATATATTAATGATAAACTAGGTGAAATTTGTGGTGATTATCACGATAAGATTGAAGATAAAGTTCTAGTTGATGATAATGGTATTCCTGTTTTGTATAAGACAGGAAGCAAGAAAGGACAGCCAAGAATCGTCAAATCTAAGGCTATTTCCACGCTGAATTTGAAGGCTTTTAATGATGGCTTATTAAGAGTATTATCCATAAAAAATAGTTCAAATACGGAGCTAGAAACAAGCGTAGACGAATGGATAATAACCTCACCATTATGTGATACCATAGATGAACTTATTTATCGTTATAATAATGTTAATTGTAATCAATCAAAACTTAAAGTACATAAACTTTATATAGCTGATACTATCGAAGAAGCAAGTCTTAAAAAGGAAAAGTTGTCAGCTAACCATGAAGTTATACAGAATGTTAATTCTAATATTAGTGCTCAAAATTTTGATGATATTATTTGCTAGTATGAATATAATAGTTACATTTGTTGTGTAATCAAAATCGCTCTTTGATAGAATGGACGAAGATAAAGAAGTTAAAGTTAATGATGCTGCTGTTGCTGTTAGCAATAGTGGTATTGAAAAACAACATGGTGTTCAACATTCTGTTGCTCCATATCAGCTTAATTATATGAGTGAAGCTGAAATTGCAAGTCTTGAAGTATTTATCAAACGTGTTATGCGTAGTGATAAATGTGGTATTAAGTCTGTTGAAGATGGTCTTGCTATTGCAATGAGAGCTAAAGACCTTAGACTTCCATTTTCTACTTGCATTGAACATATTCATGTAGTTCAAGGTAAAACAGGTGTTGATGTTCATATTATTAAGGCATTACTTGTCAAAGGCAGCGTGAGTTGGGAAAAAGTAGATAATTATCGCGCTCTGTACGAATATACAGATGGCTTTAATGCTTATGATGAAGATAAACTTCCATCTGACTGTATTAAGTGTCTTACTCCCAAAGAGGCACAAACTAAAAATGCAGAAGATAAAGACCATGAACATATATATGTTTATCCTGTTAAATACTATAAAGATTATAATGGTAATGTATATAAAGAATATCAACTTAATGGTAAGTTTGAAATAGCTACTAATACTAATGAAGCTAAACAAATTGCTTCTACTGGTAAAGTTCCTGTTTATAGAATACCTGCTGTTCCTATTGATTATATTACTAGTTATCGTTTTTATCGTAAAATTGGAGAACGTAATATGGTTGCTACTGGTGAGTTTACTTATAAAGATGCTATTGTTGCTGGATGTTTTGAAAAAGATACTTATAAGAAATATCCTAAGATAATGATAAGTCATAGAGCATTTGTTTATGGTGCTCGTGAAATTGCTAATGATTTAATTATGGGCTGTTTAAGCACAGAAGAATTAAAGACTATGCAAGGTATTGATTTGAGTAATGAAGATATTATTGATATTACTGAAATTCAATAACATAAACAAACTAGAGAAATTATTATTAAACAAAACAGTCGTAAGACTGATATTATTCACTTTTAAATTACAAAAAATTATGAAAGACTTTAAGAAAGGTTTGAGTTTTGGTATGGGTATTGTTAATGCTGGTCAAAGAGCAGTTAGTGAAGAACCTGAATTGGTAGTTGTTTCTACTCCCGGTAGTTTCCGTATGACTGCCCAAGTTTCTAAAGCTCTCGGCATTGCTCATGGTGAATATGTAATGTTCATTAATAACTGTGCAAACATTGATAATGCTATTATCAATAAAGTACCCGAAGTTGTTGCTTTCTGTGAAGAACAAGGTTTGGATATTGATTCTCCCGAAGCTGCTATGGCTGTTCATGCTGAATTTGATATTTGGGCTTTGGCTAAAGGTATTGCTGAATTAGACAAGAATGGTAATCCTTGTACTACTCGTGTTCGTATGACTAAGAATGATAAAGTTAAGTATGTTAATACTTACTTTCAAGAAACTCTTGAAGGTGCTTTATCTTCTTCTAATGAAGAACTTAAAGCTGCTCTTACACGTGAAGGTATTACAGAAGATGAACAAAAAGAACTTTTGATTAGTTGTATTCAAGGTGATGAAGTTGCTAAGATTAAAGGTTCTAAGTGTGCTAATACTGCTGCCTTGTCTGGTATTGGTGTAACTCTTAACTTTACTGATTCTAATGTTTGGAAACAGTTGAAAGCTGATATGACTGATGAAGAAGCTACTTCTAAGAATCGTGTTTATACAGTAGATATTGATAACTTGCAAGAAGCTGTTGTTAATAACGGTCATAAAGATATTGTTGTTAAGATTGCAATGCTTACCGAATATAAAGATGAAGAACCTATTCGTATCGGTAAGAAAACTGAAAAAGAAGAAACTGCTGAATAATCAAATCTTCGTCCTAGAAATATAGTATCTTGAACATAGAGCTGCATTGTTAGTATTGCTAATAGTGCAGCTCTTATTTTATCTAATAATTCTTTTAATTACTTTAATTATGTCGACAGAAAAAGAAATTAAGAATGAAGCTACTGTTGTAGCAAGTGCTGAACAAACTGCTAATGCAGAAGTACAAACTCCTAAAAAACGTAGAGGTAGAGGTATTAATAATGATTTACGTGATGTAACTCGTAAAAAGTTTGATGAACGTACTGATTGCAACAAAGCTAATGGCTTGTTTATTGGTCATCTTGAAGATGTTAAAGTTGATTGGGCTACACTGAAAGATGATGTTCAAGGTATGCCTTCATTTGCTGGTATGAGTATTCCTTATCTTACATTTACTTTTGCTAGTAATCATGAAAATATCAATGAACGTCGTTATGTAACTCAACGTCTTCTTCCTGCTGAAAGTAATGTTGAAACTATTCCCGGCGGTAAAGGTGCTTGGAAAGTTGATAACATTTTCCGTTTTATGAAACATATATATAATGTATTTGTTCTTAAAGGTCGTGATTTAACAGAAGAAGAAATTGATGCTCTTACTTTGCCTTTTGAAGATTTTGATGAAAATATGCAGTATGTACCTGTTGAAGCTGAAGAAGTTATAGCTGGTTATAAGACTGTGTTTGAAAATTATGTTAAATTACTTAACAATAATGGTAAACCTGTTTATAATGATGCTAAAGGTAAACCTATTACTATTTGGATGAAACTTCTTCGTTTTATTAAGAATGATGGTAAATGGCGCGCTGTTGTTGGAAGTAAATCCTCATTTGGTGATTTAGGATTTCCTACATTTATTAATGATGGAGTTATTGAACTTTATAAAGAACAATCAGCTCCTAGTCTTCATATTGACCCTTATAAAGAAAGTATTGTTTATCAAAAATCTGCCGAACAAGCTAAACAGCCGAATGTTGCTATGCCTGGTGTAGGTGTAATGCCTGGTGTTCAAACTGCTGCTCCTATGAATCCTGTTGGTGGATTTAATGGAGGTGGAGATTTTAGTCCATTTGGCGGTGGTAATGATGCTGCTGGTGCTTTTGTTAATCCAACAGAAGATTTACCATTTTAAAAAATTAAAGTTAGTTAAATAGTTGTATGTAAGAGGATTGGGTACTATTTTAGTGCCTAATCCTCTTTTTTTATATGTTCACGATAAAGGTCAAATTAGAAATATTATGAAAAGAAATATTAGTAATACTATTTTAACTAAAGATTATATTTTCTCTAAAGTTAGTCAAGTAACTATTTTTAGTGCTTATACTGGAATTAGTGTTGAAGATATACAACATTGTATAGATACAGGAGAATTTATATCTAGTCCTTTTCGTGAAGATACTCATCCTAGTTTTGGTTTTAGATACGATAATAGGAATAAACTTAAAGGAAGAGATTTTGCTGGATATTGGTGGGGAGATTGTATAGATGCTGCTGCAACTATACTTTCTGAAATTGTTCATAAGCAAATTGATATTTCTATTAAAAGTCAATTTCTATTTGTTCTTAAACATATTGCTTATACTTTTAGAAATATTATTTATGGACAAGATAAAGATGAAAACAATGATTATAGTATTACTAGGGCTATTAGTAATGTACGTAATCATAAACCTATTATTGAACTTGTTACTCGTCCGTGGAATAATTTAGATGCTAAGTATTGGGGACAATTTGGTGTTAATCTTAATTTTCTTAATACTCATTTTGTTTATCCTGTTGACCAATTTTATATTAATCGTTCTACTAATCCTATTCCTAAATATTTTTACGATAAAGATAAAACAGATTTATGTTATGGTTACGTTCTTGGACAAGATAAAAGAGGAATAGTTAATGTTAAATTATATTTTCCTAATAGAAATAAGAAAACTGAAGTTAAGTTTATAACTAATAGTAATACTATTGAAGGAATTATTAATCTTGAATTAGATAATTATGACATTATTATTATAACTAAATCTACTAAAGATAGATTAAGTCTTGAATGTTATCTAAAGAGTATTAATCATTCCATCCTCTACGGGGGGTCTACCCTTGAATCTAAAACTATTGGTGTTGTTAATATTCCACATGAAACTTATAAACTTCGTCAAATTGAATATGATTGGCTTCGTAGTAAACTTAATCGAAATGGTTTTCTTATTAGCCTTATGGATAATGATAGAACTGGTCTTATGGAAGCTGTGATTCTTAAGAATGATTATGATATTATACCTATTATTATTCCTAAAGAACTTGGTGTTAAAGATTTTGCAGAATTGAGAAGTAGTTATTCTATAAATGTTATTAATGAACTAACTCAACAAGTTATTAAATATATAGAAGATAATTATGGAGAAGAAACTGAATTTACTTGGGATACGGAAGAAAGTAATACTTTGCCATACTAAAAGTTTAGCTGGTGTTACATATACTGTTATGCGTCCTATTACTGAACAAGATGAACAAAATCTTGATAAATGGGAATGTATTAATGTAGATGGTAAACGTATTGATAAAAAAGATATTTATTGTTATGGAGAAATTAATCTATCTTCTAATGATGATGTTGAATATATCAAAAAGTTTAGCTTACTTGATACTGATAATGGTGGAACTATTCATAGTAATTTTAATTATCAAGAGGGTTGCGCTATTATTGAAGGAATAGCTAAAACTTATCCTACATTTGATATTATTGAATGGTTTAAATATAATCACTGTCTTATAGGTAAACCAACTCGTATTATTATTTATAAATGTAAGAAAGAAAATCTATGATAATAAAAGGATATGAAGAAAAGCTAGATGATAGAGATATTAGATATATTAATTATGTTATTGATAAATCTACGATGGCTGATGCGATTGAATCTTATATTAAAGATTTAGATTGTACTACTATTTATCCTGATGGTTCTCGTCCTAGACAAACTATTAATTATGGTTATCGTATTACTCTTTCTAGTATTGAATATATTCTTGATAAAGCTTATCTTATTCTAGAACATCATCCAGAAAAAGCTCAAAGCTATATTGATTATCGTAATAGTATTATTAAAAGAATTATTGATATACATGAAAAAAATCTTGATTTCGAGAGAAGAAACCCAATACGATATTATAGTAAAGAATCAAGGAAACGCACTAGAAGTGCTAGCAGAGTTAATCAATCAAAAGATGTCTTTACAGGTAAGCCCATTGATGTTAGCACCGGTATTGCAAAGGCTATTAAGCCTAAAAAGGAAACGATTGCTCAGCGTAAAGCTAAACTTCTAGGTGGTAAAGCTATTAGTTTTGCATTTAATGGTTTAAAAATAAGTGAACATAATGAATAAACTTTATCGTAGAAATAATAATGGTGCACCTACTGTTTGGTGGGCTGAACTTGACAGTGGTACTAATAGTATCACTGTTTTTTATGGTCTTGTTCGAGGTAATATTCGCAAAGAAGTTTATGCTGTTACTCAAAAAGATGGTAAAAAAGAACTTGAAAGTAGATATAATGATAAAATTAAACAAGGATATACTTATCTTAATGAACTTTGCGATATGCAGGGTTTACCCCCCGTGGAGGATGGAGATAATGATACTCTATTTAATTTTCTAAATACTTATCTACCTAAAGACCTTAGTAATGGAAACAGTAATCTTTTACTTCCAATGCTTGCTAAAACGTATAGTGGTAATGTTTGGAAAAAAGTCAGTTGTATGTATGGTCAGTATAAGATTAATGGTCTGCGTTGTATTGTTACTGCTTATACTCAAAATGATATGTTTAAACCTATTAGGCTTCGTTTCCAAAGTCGTGAAGGTCTTACTTGGCATACTCTTAGCTATCTTGAAGATTATTTGCTTGCTACTATTAATACAAATATTATCGACGATATGATTAATGGATTCGCAGCACTTGATGGTGAAGTTTATCTTCCGGGTTATACTGTTAATCAAATTAATCATTTTGTTAAAGATGCTAATTGTGTTGAAAATAAACTTCTTCAGTTTTGGTGTTACGATATTATGATGGAAGGTAATCAAACTGATAGAAATACATATCGTTATCATATTAAATTGCCTGCTTGTTTTAATAATATTAAAGAACATTATAATAATAAAGAACGATTGATTATTCTTCCTAGTGAACATATTACTAATGATAATGAAGCTATTTACGCTAGAAATCATTTTATTAATCTAGGATTTGAAGGTCTTATACTTCGTAATGCTGAAACTGACTATCAATATGGTAGACGTAGAGCTAATTATATGGAGAAGTTTAAAGATGCTGCTGAGGGAGATTTTATAATTCTTGATATTTATAAAGAAAAGAAACGTGATTTACCTATTCTTCTTTGTAAAAATGATATTAATAATGAAAAGTTTGAAACTCGTTTAAGCACTAGTCATATAGTTCAGCAAGAAGTTTTATTTGATTCTCAATCTTATATTGGCAAAACTGTTCATATAGAATATGGTGAACGGAGTGGTGTTAGTAGAGTTCCATTTCATATTAAAACTGTTGTTATAAATGGAGATACTAGATTATAATGTAATTAAGAATAATAGTTTTGATAGAACTAAATCTTATTTTAGTTGTTATTATAAATCTATTATTCTATTTACTGATTATGATGCTAAAAGTTATAATTTTGCTGTTAGATATAATGATATAACTAAAAGTAATGAACTTTATGTGATTTTGTATAATGATAATAGAATTAATAATAGTGTTCCTATTATTCGAGATGCTAATACTGGATTTAAGTTATATATTCCTAATATAGTTATTAGACTTCTCGATACAAGATTGCGTAATGCTTTTGTTGTGTCTAAAGATGATTTTAATATTAATGTTAAGTTTGTAGAAGGACGTAATGATTTTTGTATTATTTATCATATAGATATTGAATAAGGTGAAGCCTAGTACACAATATGATGTGCTAGGCTTTTCTGTTTTACATGGGTGTAAAATTGTATATGACACGCTCGTAGACATGATTCTTTTTGCCTGTATTCAATTTTATATATCAGAATGATTAATCTATCACGATAAGATTTGCGTGTCATAATGAGCCTTAAAATGCGTCATTCTCACTATGATATTTAACATTAAATTCAGCATCATATTTACTAGTAAATTCCTATTATATTTTTATATTTGTCTTGATAAACAAAAACAAATTACTATGAGTATTAATAAAGTTACTATTGTTGGTATTAAAGGATTTAAAGGAAGCGGTAAAGATACAGTTGCTTCTATGATTAGTTATATCCTTCATGATGGTATTATGAAAGCTAGTTATGATACTTGGCTTCTTTATCATAAAAATGATTTTATCGAAAATGATGAAATAATTATTCATTTTGCTGATAAACTTAAAGATGATATATCTGAATTTTGTGGTATTGACCGTAAACTTCTAGATAGACAAGAAATTAAAGAAAATTATTATTATAATTTTAAGACTGGTATTGTTTCTACTAATATTAAAGATATAGACTGTGTTATTAATACTGTATTAGAATATGATAATTTATCTACACTTCTTCTTTTAAATAATAATGTTTCTATTAAAATTAGAGCTCTTCTTCAATATTATGGAACTAATGTTATTAGAAATCATTTTTGGCATGAAGCTTTTATTCGTTATACTATGAATAAAGCATTTGATATAAAAAACAGTAAAGGACAATGTATTATAGCTGATGCTAGATTTGAAGATGAATGTATGGCTATTAAATATTATGGTGGAAAAATAATTAGAGTAGATAGAAGAGTTAATAATGATAATCATGAAAGTGAACAAATTAAAATTTCTCAAGATGATTATGTTATTGATAATACTGGTACTCTTGTTGGTCTTTTCTATAAAGTTCTTAAATTTGTAACTGATTATATGGTATGAAATTACATCCTATTTTTGGTATAAATGCTCTTGCTAGAGTTTGTATATGTTGTGGTAAAGTTATTGGTTATACTCCGCTTGGAAATTCTGTTGAAGAAGATGCTAGTAAGAGTAAACAAATAGCTGAAGCTATTGTATGTAAAGAATGTATAGATAAACTTGATAGTGAAACTTGCTTTATAGCTTGTGACATGGATAAAGATAATTATATAACTGCTACTTACGATACTTTATGGATTAGAAATAAAGGTCTTAAAGAGTTTTTTAAAGAGCTTGATTCTATACAGCCTATTAATATTATACCTAAAGAACATTTTTATAGTGTATTTGGAAATGTAGTTAAAGATTTTTATAATAATAAAGAAGATGAAGATAATAGAACCGAAAGTTGAGCTTTGGAAACAAGGTGATAATGCTAAAGCTCATGTTGCTAGATGTGCAAGAGTTTGTTATGGTAGAACAAATGGTAATGATGAAGCTACTATTAAACGACTTATTAATGATGAACATTGGAGTATGTTTCGTCATGGAACTTATTATATAATAGCTAATGATAGTGATAAAACTTTAGAAACTATTGTTATTAATTATGCTAATACTATTGGTTTTAGTTATCATTATGAAAAACATGTTTATTATATAACTGTTAATGGTAATTGGGTTTTAGACCATAAAACACAATTTGGTTATCTATCTAAATATATTGTTCCTATTGAAGATTTTTGTAATACTGAAATAGGATTTCATATGATGAGATATACTTTTTGTGTTGATACACAAATTAGCACTTCTCGTGAATTAAATCGTGTTAGCCCTAATAGTATTGCTGAAAAGTCAACTAGATATGTTTATGAAGATGGAAGTATTTGTAGACCTCATTGGATGACTGATGAAGAAGTAGATTATTTAAATAATGAACCTATTTTTGAAGAATGGTGCAATTCTCATAAAAAAGCATCTATTTATAGAGATAGTTGTAATAATTCTTTTAATAAATATAAACTTCTTGTAGATATTGGTATGCATCGTCAAGATGCTCGTGGTGTTCTTCCTCTTGATACTGCTACTAGATGTGTTTATACATATTCCACAAAAGAATGGTTTGATATAATTAAGAAACGTGTGTATCATACCACAGGTAAATCGCATCCTAATGCTACTATTATATGTAAACTTATAGAGCAAGAATTAAATGGACTTGGATATGAAGTTAAAATTTAATTTTAATAAAAGAAATAGAAAGATGAAGAAAAGTAAGCGTTATATTAAAAAGCAAAATAATAAACCTCTTATTAATAAGAAAGTTTTAGCTAAAGTTATTAGAGAAAGTAATATTTGTCAACATGCTATTAAAGAACTTAAACTTGCTGGATATGGTAAAGGAGAAGGTGGTCCGGATGATTGGATGTATCAACAAGTAATTGAAGCTGTTGCTGTATTTGCTTCTCATGGTAATTCCGGTGGTTCCGCTCCTTGGGAAATTAATCTTGTTCAAAAACTATGTGATTGGGATATTATTAGTCCTCTTCGATTTACTGATGAAGAATGGATGCAAATAAGTTCTGATGGTACTTGTCAAAACAGACGTAAAGGAAATGTATTCAAAGAACCAGATGGTAGTATTCATTATAATGGGGCTTTTAGTAAACGAGCTACTGATAGATATAGTTTTGATACTAAAGAATGGACTAAAAATAAAAATCCTATTTGCTGGCATGGAGGACTATTTGAACATAAAAATAATGTTCTTACTGGTAGATATTTTAATACTTGTTTATTATATGAATATTATATTGATAAAGGATGGATGCCTAAAGAAACAATATATATTGATTGTGTTGAAGTAGAAATATCTCCTGATAATTGGATTATGGCTGTTGATGCTGATAATACTAATTTACTTATTCTTTCTTGTAATTATAGTATTCAATGGAAAGAATGTTCTTGTTTAAAAGGTATTCGTCTTGAAGATGTTACTGCTGAACTTGAAGAAGAAGCATATGAAGAAATGAGAAATAATAAATAAATTATTAACTATGGAAAAAATATATTGAAGCTAGTTATAAATATAGAACTAATACTGATAAAATGACTGCTAGTGATTATACTCATTTATTTGGTTATTTAAATCCTTATTATCGTTCTGCTTATAATGTATCTAAACGTAGAAAATAATGGCAAGTATTTATAATATTACTACTGAACTTGAGGATATATTTCTTGAGTTAGAAGAAAATGGAGGTGAATTAACTCCTGAACTTGAAGAACGTCTTGCTATTACACAAGAAAGTCTTAAATCTAAACTTGATAGTTATCGTAAAGCATATACTATGTTTAATCTTGAAGCTGAATCTTGTAAAAAAGAAGAGCAACGATTAGCTGTTCTTCGTAAAACTAAAGAAAATAATGCTGAAAGACTTAAAAGTGTTATGCTTGATGCTGTTATAACTTATGGAGATTTAGGTAAATCTGGTAATAAAGTTATTAATCTAGTTGATAGTAAACTCTATACTAAAAATAGTAAATGTGTTGAAATTGATGAAAATCTTAATCAGATATTTATTGATTTAGTTCTTGAACATTTACAATCTCTTTGGGATAACGATATGATTGATGGTAATTTCTCATTTAGTAGAGATGTTCTTCTTGAACAAATTAATGATAAATTTACTGAAAAATATCCTGAACAATCTGCTAGACTTAGAGAAGAAACTGGAGGTTATTTTACTATTGATGATTTAGATTGTATTAAAGTTAAATTTGAAATTGAAAAGCCTATTGGTGATTTAGCTAATAAAATTAATTTTGATTTACTTAATACTTTCTTTAATCATCAACATGAAATGACGAGAAGTAGTAGTATTAATAAAACTACTATGAAGAATATTCTTAATGACGGTAGAGATATTAGTATAGCTAAACTTGTTGAAGATACTAGTCTTATTATTAAATAACTTAGTTATACTCCCCGTAGAAGATAGAATTAAGTTCATCCTCCACGGGGAGTCAACACTACTAATCTTGTTAATTATGGAACTAGAAGAAAAAGTAAGAGAATTAATAAAATGGTATATGGATACTTATGGTGTTAATAAAAACCAAGCTGTTAGAGATATTGAAAGTGTTGTGTTACATATAAGTCATAAATAATATGTATAAAGTAAAAGGTAAACCTTGGGCTTATTCTGGTGCTATTGATGTATCAGATTGTGCTACTGCTAAAGAAGTTATGCTTAAAGCTGGACTTAATTTTGATGTAGCTAAATGTGAACTAGTTGGTAAAATGCCTATTAAACTTACTGGAACTGATGAAGAACTTGATAGAATTATTAAAGAACAAAAAGAAGGCGCTCATGTTTTTGGTACTGACATTTATCGTAAGTGTGATAATGCCTTTGCTACCTATCGTACTGATTTCAATATTCCTTTAGGTGTAGTTAAAAGCAAATATACTATTGTACAAAACAACGATGCTTTTAATTTCTTTGATGGTGCTATTGGTAAAAATTCTGCTATTTGGCAAACTGCTGGATTTTGGGGAAATGGTGAGAGAATATTTGTAAGTGCTAAACTTCCTAATAATATTCTTGTTAAAGGTGACCCTGTTGAAAATTATCTAGTATTTACTAATACTCATGATGGTAGTGGTGGAGTTAAAATTTTATTTACTCCTATTAGAGTTATTTGTCAAAATACTCTTAATGCTGCTATTCGTACTAGTAGTAATTATGTTAGTTTTCGACATACCAATAGCGTTCATAATAAGATTTCTGTTGCACAAGAAATACTTGGAATTAGTAAAATTAAATCTGAAGAATTTGGTCAATATTGTAATTTACTTGCTGATATTAAGGTTACTGATGAAGATGTAATCCAATTTATTGGAGAAAATATTCTTACTGAAGATGAAATTCAACGTCTAAAAGATACAGGGCATACTATTAAAGATATTGCTTATCGTAGTGGTTTAGCTTTAACGGATAGTAAAATAAGTAGTAGAAAAATGAATGTTATTTCTGATACTTATAGTTATTATTTTGATGGTCCAGGTCAAAGAGATATTCTTGGTACAGCTTGGGGTGCAGTTAATGCTATTAGTGGATATTATTCTAATATAGATAATATTGAAGGTACTAAGCGATTTGATAGTATTTGTTATGGTGATAAATCAAGAAAAATAGAAAATGCTTTTGCACTTGCAGAAGCTCTTTAATTTAATAATTTAATTATATATGGAAGTAAAAGTATTTAAACTAAAAGAGATTAAACTTCTTAGTGGAGATGTTGTAGATGTAGAACAGTATTGTAATGTTCAACCTATTTTACCTGCTTATGGTAAAGAAGGTGATGCTTGTATGGATGTTTATCCTATTCATTATGAATATGATAGAGATAAAGATAGACACATTTATCATACAGGTTTAGCGTTTAATATTGGAGATGATGCTAATGGTGAACCTAATGAAATGTCTTTACGTCCTAGAAGTAACCTTACTAAATCTGATTTTTATATGCCTAATGCTCCTGGTACTCTTGATTGGGGTTATCGTGGAGAACTTCTTATTATTTTTAAGAATCGTACTTCTAGAGATTTAGTTCATGCTGTATCTACTCTTATTGAAATAGTTGATAAACTTAGAGAACATATGCATTTACCTGATAGTATGGTTGGTAATGCTAGACTTAAACTTAATAATGTTAGAGCTACAACTACTAATATTCTTGGTAAACTTTCTACTCCTCCATATAATTGTGATGGTAAAGATAGATGTTGTCAACTTATTATTAATAGTGCTCAGAGAATTACTTGGAAAGAAGTTAAATCTATTGAAGAATTAGGAGAAAGTGAACGTGGAAACAAAGGATTTGGAGAAGGAACAGGAGGAGCAGCTAAAGCTTAAAGTTGGTGCTCGTTATATTCATAATAAAACGTCTAATGAATATATAATTATTAGTATTACTAAAATGAAACATCCAGATACAGGTGAATGGATTCCTGCTGTTATTTATAAAGTTGATGGGCTTGAACCTTTATGGTGTAGAAGTGTTGAAAGTTTTAAAAGTCATTTTAGTGATGCTAAAGTTGAAGGTAATGAAGTTTATCTATGAAAAAGTTAATCTTGTTTTATTTACCTGATTGCAATGTTAGTAAACTTTTTGAAGAAAGGCTTCATAAAGCTCTTGCTCTTCCTGAGTTTGCCGGTAGGTTTAATCTTATTAGGTATAATCTATATACTGATACTGGTAGACAAGAAGCGCGTAGTATTGGTATTAGTGATGCTCCTACTGCTTATTGCGATGGTGATATTCTACGTGGTGTGCAAAGCGATTACACTATTAGGAAATATCTTCGCAAGCTATTAGGATAGTCATAGATACAGTTCTTTTGCCCTACATTGAATTTTAATTATCATTGTGATTAATCTATCACGATATGAATATCATTCAATGTGGGGCTTTAAAATAGCTAATTTTATAAATTCTCATTATATTATACGAATACTATGGTTAAAATTGAATTTTATTATAAAAGTGCTGATAAAGATAAAACAGAAGCTATGCGAGAAGCTATTGATATAGCTTTATTTGGTACTAATGTTCAATGTAATTTTAAAAATCTTCCTGACCATCTTATTCTTGAAGATATGATACTTGAAAAGGCTGTTGCTGGTAAGAATATTACTGAATATCCTACTTGTATTATATATCGAGATGATACAGAATATAAACGATATAGTAATTCTGTTACTTGGGAAGAACTTCGTAATGATATTAATTATCTTACTGGAGATGAACCTACAAGACAAACAAATAATATATTTGTTGAAGCGTTTATTGATGAACATGATTGTATAACTCGTGCTAAATGTGCTGATGCTATTGCTTGGATGTGGAAATATCAGAATACTAAAGTAGAATATATTCAAACTAATATTGATAATCCGAATAAGTTTGCTATTGTGATTAAAGATAGTTGGAGAACTTATGCTACTTATGTATATTCTGATAGTCTTACTACTGAAATGATTAAGAATACTCTTCTTAGAGTTCCTAATACTATTAAAGAAGCTGTTAAAAATAATGCTATTGTGTTATGATACGTATTGATTGTTTTACTAGAGATGGTTGTGACGCTTGTAAAATAGCAATTAAAAATATAACTGATGCTATTAATGAAGCTAATTGTGATATTACTCTTAATATTCGTAATACAAATCTAGATGATATTCTAAGAAAAGAAATTACTAAATTTCCTACTACTGTTATTACTAAAGTCGATAATGATTATAAAAGAAAAGAATTAGCTCGACTTGAAGGAAGTTTTCCTAGTGATTATATTAAAGATATTATTAATAAACTTGAAAAAGAATAAACTATGACAGTTAAAGAACTTATAGAAATGCTTGAAACTTGTGATAAAGAATCAATAGTATATATTAATTGTGGAGATGATATTAATTCTATTGATGAAATATGTGATTATAGTAATAATTGTGGAGAAGTTATAATAGTTAGTAATTAATTAAATCTTAAAGTTATGACAGTTAAAGAACTTATTGATAAACTTCAACAATTTGATGAAGATAAACTTGTTTTAGTTGAAGATGCTGAATATAAAGAATTTCAGGCTATTGATGTTGAACCGGTAGATGATAGATTTGTAATAATTACTACTACTATTAAATAAATAATTAAATTTTAAAATTATGGCTAAATTTATTGGAGTTAAAATGATTGAAGCTGTTCCTATGACAGCTCGTGAAGCAAATGACAAAGGTTATAGAATTGGTAATCATTTTTTTGAAGAAGATGGTTATGAAGTAACTTATCCTAATGGATATAAATCTTGGAGTCCTGCTAAAGAGTTTAAGAAAGCTTATTATAAACTTGAAGATCCTGCTGGAGATATTCTTAAAGAAAATGATATTAAGAGATTTATTAGTAATATTGAAAGTATAAAAGTTGGTTCTAAAACAACTAATACTACTATTACTTGTCTTACTGGATTTGAAGTTCATGGTCAAGCAGCTTGTGTAAAACCTGAAAACTTTAATTTAATGGTTGGTGCTAATTATGCTCGAATTAAAGCTGAAGATAAAATTTGGGAAGGTCTTGGATTTGTTCTTCAATGGGCTAAGTATGGTCTAAAGAGATGATACTATTAATGCTAATGGTTTATATGTTATACTTAAAGCTGGCTCTAATAGAGCTGGCTTTATTTAATTTAATGGTTAGCTTGGAACCGCTACGAGTGCTACGCACTCTTTCGCTATACTCCCCGTAGAGGATGGAATGGTAGTTATACTAGTAATATTAGTATAGTTATTAATGATAATGATTATATTGATTGAATGAATACTAGTCTATTCCATCCTCTACGGGGAGTTGAGCGTAGCGAAGCGGAGCGTTCTACTAATCCTTAAACTTATAGTCGTTGGCATGACTGAAACCTCGGTAGATAAGCTAGTCTTACTACTGAGGTTTATTTTTATCTTATTATTAAACTTAAACATATTATAATTATGGTTGCATTTATTGTTCTTCTTGGTATTATATTTGGTGGTGTTAAACTATTAGCTGTTGCTAATAATATTAGTGATAACGAAGCTATGGATAAGTATAGTGGAAAACTATTTGTTATTGGTATTATAGTTTTTGTTATTCTTATGTGTGTTATTGGTAATAATGATGATGGTTTTAATTAAGATAAAATAAATAGGGCTTGTCTAGGTAGTGATACCATAGGCAAGCCCTTATTTTTTACTAGATTCAAGTCTAGCTTATTCAAATATATCTTTAGCTATATCTTTATAAGGTATAATACTAAGTATATTTTCATCAAGTTTATAATAACT